GTTGGTTAGAGTATCAGTATGGGTGGAAACCCCTCCTTTCTGATATTTACAACATGTCGAATGCTGTATCAAAAGCGTTCGCGCAGCCGGAAGGCTTAGCGAGCGTGAAAGTCGTAGAAGAGCAACAACGATCCTTGGCAGGAAAGTCTACCTCTCGCTACGACGTACACGGCACAGCTACTGTCGGAGTTGAAATCGGATTGAAGTACCGAGTTCAGGACGAGCGACTGGCCGCACTTAGTGCGTTGGGTCTAACTAACCCTTTATCACTAGCTTGGGAACTACTCCCACTTTCATTTGTTTTCGATTGGTTTGTGTCCGTCGGAAATTTCCTCTCAGCTTACGGAGCCCACCACGGGCTTACGTTTGTTACGGGGTATGAAACCCACTTCGTTCACAGTAAGGGACACACGGTAATAGATAACTATTACCCCCTATCGGGATATGACGGAGAACCCGCCGTATTCCACTGTGATTGCAAATGCCACAGACGGTACCCATCGTCTGACTGGCCTACGCCGGGGATTGCGTTAAGCATGAACCTTAACCTCAGCAAGCTGACGAGCCTTATGGCTTTGAGCTTACAACAAGGAAGGGCATAGCCATGCCTCAACTAACCACAATCACCGTCAATGACGGACTCGACACACCCGTGTCTCATACCTTCTCTCAGAATTATTCTGGAGTTCAAGGTGTGGGCGTTCTTATCGAATCAGACGGGACAGTGATCGGCGATAACAAGCTGACACTGAAGCCAGCAGATCGGACAGCCGCAAAGATGCGACCATCTGTAGTGTTGGCGATACCTACCACAGTCACTGAAACGGTCGACGGTGTAAACCGTACAACCGTGGAACGCACCGCATACTTCCGCGGTGATTTCACGTTCGATCGCGATCATACTGAAGACGAGCGTAAAGTCGTACTTGGCCTCGCCAAGAACTTGTTTGCGCACGCCGACGTTGAAAGCGTCGTCATTGACCTTGAGAGTTGCCAGTAAACCATGCGGAAAGTTCTCCTGAGCATTGCGCTCAGAACCGCAGGGTTGAAGGCATCCAAAGGCATTGTAGCAGCGGTCGTGGCTCTTATTGCCGCGATCATTTACACAACACCTAGTGAAGAACAAATCTATGACTTCACTGAGGAGCTGCTAAATGAAAAGCTGGATACTTCCCAGGAATAAACCTGGGGCGATCCGTCCAAGCTACAATGAAAGGTAGTTAACGCTATGAGTAAGCCTAAGGCTAACCCGAAAAGGGGACCTAATTACTTACCAGCACACATCGGTGCTGCTTTCCAGGGGGAACTTCTCGACCTAGTCGAGAACCTGGAGATCAATGCACACCTCGAAGCCTCATTCGGGCTACGGGATAATGCTTTTAAGGAGTGTTATCTCAAGTCTGAAGTCCTTTCTAAATATTTGGACGAGGGGCTCGTGCCCGCCGATGACAGAAGCGCAGCGGCTCTAACCAAATGGTTAGCTGCTGAAGAGACCAACACCAAAACCAATCAGCGCCTCTTAATCGAGGCCTGTGACTTCGGTTGGACTACCTCGGACCTTATCGACGATAAGGTTCGGAGTATTGTCTCCGACATACTCGGCCCGGTGCCTTACCCACTGAATTTACAAGGTGGGATGCACTCTAACGGAGCGAGTACTAGGGTTGGTCGCGGAGTAACTTCCGCAATCGAAAAGTGCACAAATATAGCACATGTTTCGAGTTCCGCAATGAACCACTGGGGTCTTAGTACCCTGGGTTCACTGTTCCGGCATCAGCCGGTGACAGTGCGGGAATCGTCAGTGTTCTTCACAGTTCCGAAGAAGACCGAAATTGATCGCGTGGCTTGTAAAGAGCCTGAGATCAATATGTTTCTCCAGAGGTCTATCGGCTCCCACATCCGGAAACGGTTGAGGAAGCGCGGAATAGACTTAAACGATCAGACGGTGC